GAAATCTTCGAACAGCAGAAGGGCGCAATCTCCGTGGAAGCCGCCGACGGCTCCCTGTCCCGGTACATCAAGTTCCGCGGATACTTCGCCACGCTCATGCTGGACGACACGAAGTTCATCAAGGCCGCGTTCGTCTGATCTGCCCCTAGGAGTCTGGATCATGGCGACGTTCACAGTGACGCATCGGATGAGGATCGACGACATCGTCGTGATCCAGACTCTGGACAACACCCCCATCTCCGTCGGCGACTCAATCACCGTCGCCGGCCTCGGCAACGGCATGGACGGCACCTTCACCGTCCTCGACGTCCCCACCTACTTGTTCACCGGTGTCGACGACGAAGGCGACTACACGTTCGACTTCAACGAAATCATCCTGAACCAGTACCTCTACGCCGACACCGGCGACGAGGTAACCCGCGATGTCGCGGATCCGTTCGGGACGATCACATGGACTCAGACGTGTACTTGGATCACCTCAAGCAACGTGACCGAATGGCTCGGGATCGCCACCGCCACCGCAAACGACACGGCATTCATCGCCACCTGTGTTTCCGCGGCTAACGCGTGGGCATATCGTCGCCGACAGGCGGCCGGCTACACCGACAGCCTGAGCTCAAGCCCATCCGGCGCCGTCACCCTCGGGACCACCATGTACGCCGCATCCCTCTACCGTCAGCGCGGCGCTGTCGACTCGTTCGCATCCTTCGACCAGATGGGCAACGCGATCCCCAGCCTCTCCCACGGCGAGATCATGCGCCTACTCGGCATCAACAGGGCTCAGGTGGCATGAAGTGGCATCCGGCATCTTCATCGAGGCTCAGAACGCCCTCGTCTCCACCATCACCGGCCTCGGCTACACCGCCATCACCGACCCCCGAAACATCCGCCCCATGTCGGTGCTCATCAGCCCGCCGACCTTCGAAACCTTCACCTACAACGTCGGCGACATCACGTTCACGATCAGCATCGTGGCCGCACCTCCCGCCAACCAAGACGCCGTCGACTACCTGCTCACACAAGTGGACACGCTAATGAACTCGACGCTACCCATCACCTCCGGCCGTCCGTCCGTCGTCACCATCGGCGGCCAAGACTTACCGGCCTACGATCTGACCGTGAGAATCGCCTCACGGCGCAACTAAGGAGCCCCACATGGCAACCACGACCTACCTGTCCAACCCCACCGTCCTCATCGGCGCCGTCGACGTGTCCGACCAGTGTAAGGCGGCGACCCTCACCGTCGGCTACGACCAGCTCGAGACGACCGCGTTCGGCGACACCGGCCACAAGTTCACCCAAGGCCTCCAGTCCGTCGAAGTGACCCTCACGCTGTTCAACAGCTACGGCGCCGGCGAGATCGAAGCCACCCTCTACGCGGCGGTCGGAGCCGGGAACACCACCCTCGTCCTCTCGCCCTCGGGCACCACCGAATCGGCCTCCAACCCGGAATACACGATCACCAACGCGTTCCTCGCATCGTTCACCCCGATCTCGGCCACCGTGGGTGAGCTCTCCGAAGTCGAGGTCACCTTCGTCGGTGGTACCTTCGTCCGCGACATCACCGCGCCGTAACCCCAAGGAGTCCCGACATGAAACTCACCATCCGCGTCGACATCGGCGAAGGCCCTGTCGACGTAGAAACCAACCTCTTCATCACCGTCCTCTGGGAACGGAAATACAAGAGAAAGGCGTCCGATCTTGCTCAAGGCGTCGGCGCCGAGGACCTCGCCTTCATGGCCCACGAAGCCATGAAACTGTCCAAGATCACCGTCCCCGCCATGCTTGACGACTTCATCAAGAAGATCGTCAGCTTGGAGGTGGTCGAGACAAGCTCGGCGAACCCTACCCAAGAGGCACCTTCCGACGCGGCCTAGCAGAAATGCTGGTGTCCGTCGGCTGGTGGCCTCCAGACATCGAGTTCGACACGCGTGACCTCAACACCGTGATCGAAATCCTGAACAAAGGCCACAAGTGAGCGCAACGATCCGAGTCGACGGAGTCAAGGAAACCATCGCCTCCCTGAAACAGATCGACCCGGAGCTTCGCAAGACCTTCAACCGGCAGGTCAAAGAAATCGCCAAGCCGATCATCACCGCCGCCCAAAGCCGCTACCGGTCGCAGAACTTCCCATCGGGCACCGCTCGAGCGTGGAACCAGCGCGGCCGGCCGATCTTTCCGCTTGACACGCAGAAAGCCGTCCGGGGCGTGACTGCCCAGATCTCCACCTCCCGCCGATCAGCGTCAACTATCGCGGTCGTCCAGAAGAACGCCGGCGCGGCCGTATTCGAGTTCGCCGCCTCCGGGAACCTCGGCGCCGCATTCTCCGCCAAGAATGGCGCCCCGGCGCGCGTCATGTGGCCCGCGGCCGACAGCGCCCAGAACGCGGTCTCGCAAGAGATGGCAAGATACGTCGAGGAAGTCTCCGACATGATCAACAAGGAGCTCAGCCTCTAGTGGCCATACGCATCCCCATCATCAGCGAGTTCGACGACAAAGGACTCGCCCGCGCCACCCGCCAGTTCAAGGATCTCGAGACGACCGGCGAGAAGGCCCAGTTCGCCATCAAGAAAGCCGCCCTCCCAGCCACCCTCGCGCTCGGCGGTCTCGCCATCGCGGCCGGAGACGCATTCAAGGCATTCGCCGAGGATTCAGCCGCGGCCGACAAGCTCGCGCTCAGCCTGAAGAACTCCACCGGCGCCACCGACGCCCAAGTGGCCGCTGTCGAGGACTTCATCAGCTCCACCAGCAAAGCGGCCGCCGTCGCCGACGATGAACTCCGCCCCGCCCTCGACAATCTTGTCCGAGGCACCAAAGACATCACCAAGAGCCAAGAACTCCTTACCTTGGCGCTTGACATCTCGGCCGGCACCGGCAAAGACCTCGAGTCTGTCACCGCCGCACTGTCCAAGGCCTACAACGGCCAGCTCGGCCCGCTCAAGAAGCTTGACCCGGCGCTCGCCGCACTGATCAAGAACGGCGCCTCCGCAGATCAAGTGTTTGCCTCACTCGGCAAGACGTTCGGTGGCCAAGCCGCGGCACAAGCCAACACCGCCCAAGGTCAGATGAAGAACCTGACGATCCAGATGGGCGAACTCAAAGAATCCGTCGGCGCGGCCGTCGCCCCGATCATCGAGAAACTCCTCCCAGCGTTCATGGGAATCGCCAGCTGGATCCAAGAGAACACCGGTCTGGTCGTCGGCCTCGGTGTCGCCATCGGAGGCATCGCTCTCGCCGTCTGGGGAGCCAACGCGGCCCTGACCGCTTGGAACGTCATCACCAAGGTCACCGCCGCGCTGAACGCCGTCCTAGGCGCCTCGTTTAGCGCCCTCTGGGTCGCCACCGGAGTCGGCATCATTCTGGCCGTGATCGCCGCGATCGTCGTCCTACAGCAGAAGTTCAAGTTCCTTGACAACGTGATCGCCGCACTCGAGGTCGCGTTCCAAGTGTTCTGGGACTTCGTGTCGGGCATCTTCAACCAATGGTGGAACAAAGTCACCATGATCGCCAACGCGTTCAAGACCGCATTCCAAACCGCTTTCGCAGTCGTATCCGGGCTCTTCAGAACGTGGTACACGACCATCGTCACGATTGTCGACGCCGTCGTCGGAGCATTCAAGACCGCGGCCGAACTCATCGGCGGGATCATCAAAGGCATCGCCCAAGGTCTGATCACCGTATTCGTCAACGCCCTAAACACACTGATCAACCTGATCAACAAAGCGATCAAGCTCTACAACAAGATCCCACTCGCGCCCAACTTGCCCACCATCCCAACCCTGAGCGTCCCGAAACTTGCCGAAGGTGGCATCGTCACCAGCCCCACCCTCGCACTCATCGGCGAAGCCGGCCCCGAAGCCATCATCCCGCTCAACCGCATGAACCAAGGCGTCACCGTCAACGTCGCCGGCTCCGTCACCAGCGAACGCGACCTCATCGAGACGATCCGACGCGGCCTCGTCAACGCCCAACGCAACGGCGCCCAACTCGTCTACAGCAACACATGACCCTCCCCTGCCAACCAGTCGTCCGCCTCCGCCTCGGAACCGGCGCATCCTTCGGCAACGTCCTCGTCCTCGGCGACACCATCAACGGCATCCTCGGCACCAACATCCTCGGCACCAGCGTCGTCCAAGTAGTCGACATCTCCACCGAGGTCAACCAGATCGCCATCCGCCGCGGCCGCGACCGCATCTTCGAGCACTACACGCCCGGCTCCGCCACGATCAGCTGGTGGGACCCCAACGGCGACTGGAACCCAGACAACGCATCCGGGCCCTACTACGGCCAGATCCTCCCGATGCGACAGGTCAAAGTCACGACCACCTACAACGGCACCGAGTACGCCATGTTCTCCGGGTTCATCAGCTCATGGGACTGGGAATGGCCCAAAGGCACCCCATACGCCAAAGTAACCATCACCGCGGACGACGGCTTCCGACTCCTCGCCCTCTCAAACGTCGACAACGTCACCGGCGCCGCCACCGGCGACCTACCCGGCGCCCGCATCAACCAGATCCTCGACATGATCGACTGGCCGGCCGACATGAGAGAAATCGAAACCGGCACCCAAGAACTCCAGAACGACCCCGGCGGCCTCCGCGCCGTCCTCGACGCCATCCAAACAGTCGAAGCGACCGAGCTCGGCGGCTTCTACATGGACCCCAACGGCAACGCCCGCTTCAAATCCCGCAACACAATCAGCCAACAAGCCTCCGGCACAGCTGTCGACTTCGCCGACGACGGCACCGGCATCTACTACCAAGACCTCGACGTCGCTTTCGACGAACAAGAGCTCTCCAACGTCGTCTCCGTCACCAACCACGGCGGCACCGCCCAAACCGCCTCCGACGCCACCTCAATCGCCGACTACTTCACCCGCACCTACACCCAAACCGGCCTGCTCGGTCGAAACAACGCCCAAGCCCTCAACATCGCCAACCTCATCCTCAACTACCGAAAAACCCCCCGCATCCGCATCGAGTCCATCACCCTCGACCTCTCGAGCGACAGCCCTCGAGTCGAACCAGCCCTCGATCTGGACTTCGGCGACCCGATCTACGTCACCCGCACCCAAACCCCCACCAGCGTCCTTGACCTGCGGCTCACCGTCCAAGGCGTCGAGCACACGATCACCCCGGACCGCTGGACCACCCGCCTTATCACCCGCGAGCCGCTGAGCACCGCTTTCATCCTCGGATCAAGCCAGTTCGGTATTCTCGGCACGAACACCCTTTAGGAGCACCATGGCCACCACCTACCCGATCTCAGCCGCCTACACCGACGGTCAGGTCCTGTCGGCATCAAACGTGAATCAGATCGCTGGAGGCGTCAACGACATCGCCGCCCTCCAGCTGAACGCTCAGACCGGCACGAGCTACACGCTGGTGATCGGCGACGCCGCCAAGATGGTCACGCTCACAAACGCCGCGGCAATCACGCTGAATGTCCCGACAAACGCGACCGCCGCTTTCGCGATCGGGACTCAGATCCTGCTGTATCAGGGTGGCGCTGGTCAGGTGACTGTCGCGGCCTCGACCCCGGCAACGACGACGATTCGCTCGAACGGCTCTAAGACGAAGATCAACGGCCAGTACGGCGTCGTCTGTCTTATGAAGTTGGCGACGGATGAGTGGGTGTTGTTCGGGAACACGGCCGCATGATCCCCGCAGTTTCGGCCGCTACCGGAGGCGGAGCCGCAGGCACCTTGCCTTACTTGTGGATCGTGGCAGGTCAAAGCGGAGAACTTTACACCTCGACATCCACAAGCCTCGCTAACGGCTCGTGGACAAGCCGAACATCATCATTCAGTACCACACTCATCAACGCTGTGGCCTCAAATACAAGCGACTTGTACGTCGCTGTAGGAGAATCCGGAAAGTTGGCAACATCACCGGACGGTACGACATGGACGCAACGCACATCGTCGTTCGGGACGAATCACATCAACGATGTTGCTTACGGAAACGGTTACTGGGTCGCAGTTGGAAACAGTCCGACCAAAGTTGCCTACTCAACCGATGGAATCAACTGGACACAAAAAACCACCGGCATCGGCGGAAACGTAGTAAAAGTCGCATGGGGCAACGGCCTGTGGATTATTGCGGACGATGCTTTAGGGTTTTATACGGCGACTGATCCAACAGGAACATGGACGAGCAGAACCTCAACGCTTAGTACCGTAAACGACCTCGTTTATTTCAAGGGTCAGTCGATTTGGGTTGGAGGTAATGACTCCGGCACGACCGGCGCATTTGCGTCAAGCACGGATGGCGCAACATGGACAGCACGAACATCTGCGATCACGATCGGGTCCGGCGGGTTCGCTTACTTTGCGGCCAATACAACCGTAATCGCCGCACTTTGCCAGACAGGCACTCTTACCGTGGACATCGAAAGTTCAACTAACGGCACTACTTGGACAGACAGAACACCGGCAACCACGAGCGGTATTCCATACTTCGGGATGTCTGATAACAATGGCCTGCTTGTATTCAGCGGTTTCCAAACCTCCACCGATGGCATCACATGGAGCACTCGAACCCAACCATCAGGAAACATCATCTGCGGATGCCACAGTTCAGGAACGCCGAGCCTTAGATGAGCACCTACCTCGCCACAGTCACCGACGACAACCACGTCATCGTCACCATCGACGGAATCGAAGTCGATCGCCCCGGCCCCTGGGACACCCCCGAAGGCGCGCACCAGTGGGCCGCCGACATCATCACCAGCCTCGAAGCCGGCAACATCCACTACCCTCAACAGCCCGGATGGATAGACCCCTATGGCAACTAAGAAACAAAGCCAACCTGCCGCTGGCGGCCGACCGTACACCGGGAACAGCGATCCGGCTGACGGCGCCCGTCCCGGGACCGTCCGCTTCCAGCAGTACATGACCTTCCTCTTCCAGATGAAGAACCTCGGCATCTACGCCAACCGGCCGGTTCGAGGAGGGTCAGGCCTTAGTGTCCATGCGACGGGCCGGGCGGCGGACCTTGGAGGCGGAGCCGGCCAAATCGTCGCCGCCATCGCCTTTCTCGAACGTCACGCCGACGAGCTCGGCATCGAGGAAATCCACGACTACGGCAACAGGTACAAGCCAGGACAGTACGGCGCCGGCTGGCGATGTGACCGCAACGCCTGGAAGATCTACGACAAGCCCACGATCGGCTCCCCAGGAGCCGCCTGGGTTCATTACGAAATCAGTCCCGACATGGCCGACCATCCCGACCGCGTCGACGCCGCCTTCAAATCCATACTCGAGGCGAAATGAGAACTCATGAAACCCACCATCCGCTGGCAAGTGGCGCTCGTCGTAGCGACCTCGCTGGCCTGTCTACTGGCGGCCTGTAGTGACCGCTTCAGAGACCCCAATGACCCCCGGAAAACGCCCCCGACGTCGACGACTGACACCCGATGAGATCGAGGCCCGCGTCCGCGCCGGCCTCATCATGACCCTCGCATTCGTCCTCGGCGTCACCGTCCTCGGAATGCTCTACAGCCTGATCTACGTCTACCAACCCGACGGCGACATCGCCCCCCTCGACAGCCGCTTCATGGACGTACTCCAGCCACTCGCATTCTCAATCGGCGGAGCCCTCACCGGCCTCGCCGCCGGTGGAGCTCTCAAGAAGAGCTCAGACGACGACGAACCAAAGGCTTGACG